TAAAACCACCTCTGTTCAGTTGCAGTAGACTTTCCAAGATACAACTGTATTGACCACTCCCTGCCAATTACGCCAGGTCTGTCAGTGTTTGTAAGGTCTGACAAGTTTCCGTCATTGTCATGTATTAGTAATTGTAATGTGCCAAAGTCATCATCTACTCCAAGATGTAAATTTAGTGCGTTTAACTGAAAGTCCTGATTTCCTGTAGGGTTTAATTCTTTGGACTCGAAAGTATATGCAGAACCGCCAAACTGATTGGTTATCACTATTCTTGGATGTAATGCGTTTGGATTGTAGTTAGGTGTAAGTGTCATAGTACGCTTACCCCTGTAGACATACTGTTCATTCTGTCCTTGAATCTGATCCTGTCGTCTATTTCCTCTCTGCCTCTGCCTGCCGTATCAACAATCTGAAATGCCTCAGTTCTGTCCAATCCTATAGACTTTATCAAAGCATCCTGTCTGGCTACTTCATCTTGCAAACTAGGTAATGTTAATGCTGAACCTGTGAATCCTGTTACACCAAAGTCCTGTTGAAGTATATTAATCTGCTTTGCTTTTGCATACTGATTGTCATTAAATGATCTTACTGCGTTCCATTGTTTTTCAAAATTATGACGTTGCCATGCTGTAGCACTGCGAGGCAATCCTGTCCTTGCATTGAATGTCTTGTAACTTAGCCCTGCTGATGACAATGCGGTTTTTACTGTGTCTGCTCTTTGTTTAATTGAATTTAACTGTGATCTTAATCCTGTCATTCCTGTGTACCTACCTACTCTACCGATACCTGTAAAATAATCAGAGAATATCTGTGCTTGCATAAATGCTTCAGATTGTTTTCTTTTACCTGCTCTACTGAACTCTTTTGCTGATCCATATCCACCTACTACTGCTCCTTCATCATATATTGACATTCCTTCTCGTAGTTTTCCTCCCCATCTCAATCTGTTAGTATTGGAATCTCTAATTTGGTTCCTTCTTTTATTATCTTCTAATGTTTTTGCATTTCTTCTTAACACTTCTAAACTTTGTGAACGTCTTACTTGACCTCTAAATCTTGACATATCTGACGTATTGCCTCCTTCGTTCATAGCATTAAATTCTGCCATAGTCTGTCTTGCTAAATTAGTATCTCTTGTTGCATTTGGATCAATGGTTGCCATCTGAGCTTGTCTTAATGCTTCAATCATATTGCCCTCGCTAGTACCTAACATTCTATTACCCATTCCAAATGTTCCGCCTTTGTTTTGTGTCATAGCCATAAGATTACCTCCAATTCCTGCATGGAAAATACCGCCTATACGTTCAGAAGTTTTACCTACTCTAAATGTTTGAGTTCCAAATTGAATAGTTCTAGGGAAATTCTCTTTTGCAAACTTTTGAATAGCTAATTGTTTTAATTTTTCATTTCTTTGTTTAAATAATCCTCTTTTCTGTGAACTCATTGAACCTAATCTAAGTTGGTATGCAGGTGTATTTTCATCTATGAATGTTGACAAAAATTCTTGATTACGTTCATCTTTTGATTTTGGTTTTGGTGGTTTAATTTTTGGATTTCTCTGAGTTAATGCATCTAATTCTGATTCTAAATCTAGTATTTGAAGTGCGGTATTGCCTGCTGCTGTGTACCAAGTCCATACTACATTACCTCCATGATTTTCATAATCATTAACTAATTCTTGTTCAATCTTTCTTAAGTTATCTATTTCTGCTTGTATTTTTTCTGCTTCTGACGGTACATCAGGTAATTGTGCTGATGGAACTGTGGTTGTAATATATGATGGAGGAACATAATCAGGTGTAGATATAACTCCTGATACTGTTTCATGTCCAAAAAATCCTGCTAGACCTGGTGTTTTAAATTTAGTAAATCCTTTAACAGTAGATGTATCACTAATTAAATTTCCTTTATGTATAGCTAAATACAATTCAGGAGTTAATTGATTTTTTAATGCTGAATAATCAGAACCTACATAATTTGGATCTGCTTTTATTTGTTGTATATTATCATCTAATCTATCTACATTTGATATTAATTGTTCTTCAGCAGCAACAGCAGGCATACTTAATGGTCCACTATGCGTTAAATATTTTAATACAGCATCTATTTTATTATCAGTTTCTTGAATTTTTGCTTCAACGCCCTGTTGGGCTTGACTATTTTTTACCTGTGTACCTCCTGTTGTGCCACTAGTTATTTGCTTCTGCCTACCCATTTCAATTTGTATGTTTGCTACTGATCTTTTGTATTGTCTTTCCCAATGTTTTACTAAGTCAGTTTGTGCAGTAGTTTCTTGTTGAACGGTCTTTGTCATTGATTTCCAACTATCTTCAAAGTCTGTAGTTGATTGTGTTACACCACCAATTTTACTATCATAGTGATCTAATGTAATATCTGATGCTCCTGTAAACTCATCCATTAATTTAGTGACATTACTAATAATAGATATTGATTCTCCCAAATCTTTATTAAATATTTTGATTACCTGTGCTAATCCTTCCCATACTACTATTGCTCCTAATGCAATTAATGTGTACTTGCTAGTTACTACATTAAATGCTGTTGATGCTACAGTTGCAAGTTTTATTCCTTTTGTCATTTGTATCATAGATGCACCTGTTTGAACTGCTGAGAATCCTACGTTTGCAATATTTAATCCAAACAATATGTAAGTATCATTTACTTGATCTGCCTGGTCTTTTACTCTTTGCTGTTTAACTGCTAAATCGTCATGAGCAGTTGCTAACTCATTGGTAAGTAATTCCACCTTTTTCATATTTGGTGCTGCTTTTTTCATTTCTTCGTTGAGCATAAACTGCTTTCTTCTCTGCAAATCTATTGCTCTTTCTACACCAACTGCTGCTGCCTGTAATGAAGTCTTTGCCTTTTGTAAGTTTGATATGGAAGTATAAGCCTGTGTAAATGATGTAACTAAATTGATAGTACCTTGAGTTAAAGTTTGAAATCTAACTGCTGTGGTTGTTGCTGTTTCTCCTAATTTATTCATTGAAGGTGTTGTACTTTCGACTTGACTTTTGAATTTTGATAGATCCTGTGTAGAACCCTTCATAAGTCGTTTAAATTCTTTAGCATCTACTTCTATTCTAAGAGTAATCTTACCTCCGTCTACCATGATATTATGTCCTTAAAAATGATATAGAGAAGTATTTACTTTTTACCAATTTTAATATCTTTGAAGAACTCATTACCCAATCCTTTTGTACTTCTACGTCTACCAATTCTGACTCTGGTTGCCAATCTACCTGTTCTTGGTCTAACTATATTTGATCTACCTCTGCTTCTTCTTTTGTTATATGTTGTGCCTGTAAGACCTACTGTGCTAGTAATGTTTACCTTGCCTGCTATTGGTCGCCAAAATCTGTGTTTTTCAACTAATTTCTGAGATAATGCGTTAGAAATTAAGTTATTTACTGAAGAATCAACTAACTGCATAAAATTGTTAGGAGGTGTACTTCGAGTGCCATTAACTACCCAAAATAATTTTTCTTCTTGATCATTTGTAACGCCTATCTCTAATACTGAATCATTTTTTTCTAATACGGTCCAAGAGTTTCTTAATTCTCCTGTATCTACAGGCGTATTGTCATATAACAACTTTAAAGTTGTTGATTCAATTACTGCCATAAATGATTTTAATGCAGGTCTAGGAGAATCTGCCCATGCTATAAAATCATTTTTTACTTTATCCCATCCTATTAGTGTTATTTTTCCTTTTGCCATTATCTTCTCCTACTATCTAATTCATCCTCTTGGTTGAATATGGAAAGTATTTCTGCAATTTCACTCAAGTATTCTACACCATACTTGTCTTTTAATTCTAAGACCTCAGTAAATGTTCCTAATCCTGCTCTTACTAAATTAATAACAGGTACTTTTTCAACAAGTTCTGGGTAATCTTCTATTGCTTGCTTTCTTTCTTTTGGGTCTCTTGATCGTACATACCTGATTGCTTGACTTCTTCTATCGTGGAAAATATTATTAAAAAATTATATACCTCCTGCATTAAACTTCTAAAGTCTTTTTCAGAAATACCTGTATCTATTATTTCTTCCATTGATTTGCCTAGACCAATTTGACAGGTTTTTTCCCACCATATTTCGTCAAACTCCAATCCTTCTGTAATTGTTGCATTTTCATTATTTTTTAATTTTTCTCCTTCTTTTGATTGATTCCTAAACCATAACAAATCTTTCATTGGTACATCTTCTATAACAGGAATTTTTAAATCCTTAATAATCCATGCTTTTTTCTCTAAGTTTAAAAATAAAACCATAACCCTTATTTAAATGTTTAGTATTTAAACTTATAGGTTAGTACAGGATTCGGCTCTTGCAGTAATGGATTCAATGAGTGCATCTGCTGAACCTGCTGCATGAGTATGTGAGTAGTCTGTGATAATTGCGTTTGCATATGTTAAAGTTACAGGTCCAGTTGAATTGAATTTGTAACTTGCTGCTCTTGCGTTTTTGGCTTCATAGTCTGTGTACATAGCAGTTTCGTTGCTTGCTGTTCCAGAGAATACGTCTGCTGTAAATGTAATTGATCTGTCTGTTGCTTTTGTATAAGTAATGTCAGTTTCTCCGTTTACTGCCATAACTGCCATGTTTCTGTTTACTGTAGTTGAGAATGAACGTTCTCCGTATGTTACACTGTTCCAAGTGAAAGGATTACCTCCACCGTCAGAGTGAACTATTGGGGATGATGATGTTTCAGAAGTTTGATATACAGGTGTTCCACCGTCTCCTGTTGATGTTGCTGGTACTGTAATGTCTTTTGCAATAAATGTCATGTTTTGTTCCCACATACCTCTTGATATTGAGAGAGTTCCTGATGTTGGCCTACATCCTCTCATGTGTTGGAAATATTCTGTTCCGTCTAGGTTAAATGAATAAGTAAAAGATAATGAACTGTCTGGGGATAATGCTCCTGTTCCTGAACTGTTCCACAGATATTTCCATAGTGTCAAGTCTACAGGATTGTTTCTAAGTGTAAATGCGTATAATGATTGTGTCTTAACTGCATCAATAATATCTTCAGATCCTAATACATTGACATCCATATGCTGAACGTCTGGATTAATACTAATTTCTGTATTATTTCCTACTAGGGCAAATGTTGATGAGTCTGGTGTTACACCGTATAATGCTGCGTTAGATACTGAGTCTCCTTCTGTTACAAATTGTAATTCTTTAACTATATCTTGTTTAGTTGTTACGTTATGTGCTGATACCATGTTATCTTTACAATAAAATTTGATATAAAGAAGTATTAAGTTTTTATCTTAAAGTAGACCATATTGAGTTCTGCTTGTGAAGTAGGTGTCTGATCAACTTCATCATCAGGTTCTATTCTATCAAATGTAGGTTCTGAATCTTGGAAAAATGCTACTTCTGAAGGATTTCCATCACTCTTATTTAGCCTGGTTGAACCGTTAGGTCTGTATTCCCATAGGATTCTATGCACTTCATCTTCCATGTCCAATAGAACCTGTAATGACTCTGCTTGTACCTCTATAAAACAAACACATACCCAAGCGTGTTTATCATCTCCGTTTATCTCAAAATCTTGCTCCTCAAATTTTCTTCTTGCTACATAATTTACTCTAACTTCATTTACAAAAGTACCGTCAGGTCTAGCAAGTTGATCAGGTTCATCTGTATCAGACGAAAAATACGGAGTTATTGTACCTGTAATGTTAGATGCTGTCCAGTTGTCAGACAACAAGTCTGCTATTGTCTTGTCAAGATTCTCTCTTGCTCCAACTAAGTTTGTAAATGTTACTGCCATTATGAGTACCAAACATGACCCCAGCGTGATTGATCTGCTGGAGTCTGATTCATGTAAGATCCTAACAATACCTTTACCATGTCATAAATCTGCATTGTACTCAAAGCTGTTCTTGAGCCTAAATATCTTAGTATCTCTGAACCTGCTAGGTTTGCTATTGAGTCTATGGCAGTAGGTACAGTAGTAAAATCTGTATTCCTGTTTAATATTAGATTAATTACATCAGTTACCGTATTCTGTACTGACGTTACCGTTGCAGGAGTGCTACTTTTTGTTCCTCCCCATGCAAGTTTCTCCATTTCGTCAGTAGAACCGTACTTTGTCATAATAATTGTTATATAGACTTCAATCATTAGAAGTATTTATGTCACAAATTTTTATGCTTGATCTAGGTTTGGAATGGATTAGACACGCAAACAAATATTTAGAGAATTTGTACCAGATTAGTACCTCAATGTACGGTACAGTTACAGTACACAAACAACAAGAAGATAGGTCATTTGAGAAAGAATTTGACTATATCATACAAAGCTTAGGGCTTTAACCCCCTTTTTTTATCTATTAGGAGTGGTATCATAGTATACCCTGTCTGCTATTATTCGTTCCTTAGTTCTAAATTCCTTGTCATGCCACATCTCTATTCCGTCTACGCCTGACTGATTGTCACTGTTAATCTCTCTTTTTGGGTGGTCTTTAAACCATGCGTACATTTGTGCAATAATCTCTGTGTCGTCTTTTTCATACAAAGAGCCATGAGATATTGTATCTTCACTTTGCAAGTGTTTGAACGTAAACGGTTTTTTGAACAGTCGTGGTCTGCTCATTGTGGTTATGCCTACCATATGCTGCTTGATAGGATAGCACTTTTCAGGTCTGTCCTGTATAGTTCGTAACGAACTGTCAAACACGTTTGGATTTATGTCAATATACTCGTCAGAATCACAGACTATCATATAGTCCATCTTGTCCTTTTTAGCCAATTCCCAATACTTGTTTCTTTTCTCAATCTGAGTCTTGTTATTCATGTCAACAATGTGAATCTTTGAGTATATCTGTTGCAGGTCCTTAAGATAATTAGGATCAGATTCCTGCTTGTCTTTTCTTCCAGCATAAATTCCATCAATTACATAGAATTTGGTTATATAGTCATATACAGTGTCATTGGTTAAAATTTTTATCAGACCTTTGGTGTCGTCAAAGTAGTTTATCCCTACTCCTACTTTAAAGATATTGTCTGATGTCAATTATAGATAATGTGAATTTAGTGTACTTAAATCTATCCCAATACCAATAGTTTACTGTGAATCTGTTGTTTATGTTGTCATGTACTCCAGATACGAAATGAGGAGTTCCGATCAGTAATGCATGGCATATCTCATGCTGTATTCTGTCACTGTTCTCTCTTAGTTTGAATATGTTGCGAGAGTCATGAAGATACAGGTCAATTCTGAATTTACCTGTCACACCGCTTGGCATGTCTGGATTGATTTTCTGGCCTGATGTTGTGTTTATGTGTTCAAAGAACTGAGGATTGGTGTCTTTCAAATCCCAAATATGTATATCCCATTTCTGTAGCCATTTGCCTATGTTATAGACTTTGAGATGTGCCAACGTATTCCATACTGTGCTTTTTACAAATCCTTTGTTGATGTCATTGGTATGGAAGTTAATCATATAAAAAAATAAGAAATAAGGTATTTAACCCCTATTCTGAGTTGTCATTTTTGTGCTTTGCATAATCTGCACCAATTAAGATTGCTACAGGTGCAAGCAAAGCGATAGCTGTATTTTGATCTAATGGGATTTGACCCATTCCTGTCCATAAGGCTACTAAGCCTGTATATGCACCAAGACCATAATATCTTAGATTTCCTGCCATACCAACTGCTTTATCTGATACTATATAACCATTATTGTCAGATTACGCCTAAAGTTCTGCAAACTTCGATAACTGTCAAACCTATTGCCATGATTGCCAATATATAATCTCTATGTCTTAGTTTGTTTGCCTGTTTCTTTTCCATGTCTGCTATGTGAGAGTTGTACTCGTTCTCCATAGAAGTTATTCTTACGCATAAATCGTTAATCCTGTCCTCTATTTTGTCTAGCTTCTCGAATATGCGAGCTTCGACATCCATACAAAAATGTATGAAGTTAGAATAAATAGAAGTAAAAAAAATAAAAGTATAGTTCTATGCGTTTACAGTAGAAACTATGATGTATGTATTTGGATCGAGGATGTCTACACCAATTCTGTGAGTCCAAACAATATCCCAGTATTGTCCTGCGACGTTCTTTTGGAACTCAATTTCCATCTTTCTTTGTGATGCAAGTGCAAATGATTTGCCTTTGACACAAACTAAGTTTCTGTCTGCATTGTTTGCTGAAAGAAGTTCGTTGGTTACAACTATGTCAATACCATAGAGTCTCTCCATTTGTCCGAGTCTGGTAATACCTGCATTTCCGATTTGGGTATATTCGGATAATGAAGTTGAAGAAATTAGTGATTCAAAAGCTCTTGGGCTGATGAAAGCAATCAAGTTACCTGGAGAGGTATCTTGTCCTAATTCTTCTAGGTATCTCTTACTGAAAGTAAGACCATCTTCGTCAAATTCACCGTCAGCATCTTCTTCTGTTGGGTTAGTTGTTGCAGCACCGTCGCTACCACCAATGTGGTAAGGAGCTGTACTAACGCCACCAAAGTCATGATCTGTTGCAGCCAAGTCTTGGAGAATTAGTCTATGCTCATCTCTGATTGCTTCTAGTCTTGCAGTTTCTCTAATTGCGTTAAGGAAACTTGCAGGATAGTCCTCAAGATTTGCTTTTTCGACTACTTGTCTCCAGCCTCTGATGTTACAAGTAACATCTATTGCTGTAAGGGTGTGAGTAACTGCTGTGATGTCGGTAGTTGGGCTTTCGGTAATTGCTCCTGCATCTGGTACTGTGATTCTGTAGAATCTTGCAGTATTTTGTCCTGTTGGAACAGCTTGGAATTGACCATACTGTCTGATAGGAATTGCAGTTTTAGATCCGATTTGAACTGAGATGTTTGCAGATTGTTTAACACCTGGAATTGTTCCTGATGTTGAAACTGCTTCTTGAACCTCTCCGTTTCCAGATTGTTTCTGGATAGAGTGTGATTCAATCCATCCTTCTTTTTCAAGGACTAATTTGTTATAGCCTGTCTCAAAGAGTTTATCCATGAAGGCTTGTCCTTGTTCTTCAGTAAATGCTTCTTCAACATAACCTGAGTCAGTTGATTCTGCTACTTCAGATTTTGGATTCCAATTCTCTTTAACAGTTTCAATAACTGCTTTAAGGGTTTCAGAATTGGATTTTTCAATTCTTTCGGCAACTTTGTCAGAAACATCTTCTTTAGCAACTTCTTCTTTAGCTGGTGCTTCAGTTGTTGGTGCTACTTCAGTTTTTGCTTCTGCTTTACCTACTTCTACTTCGCCATCTGTTTCAATGGTTACTTTGACTTTTTCCTCTACGTTCTTTTCAGAATGTTCGGTTGTCATGTATGTTTTCTTGTCTTTGTCTTTATTGGAAGTAATATCATCCACATCCACAGGTCTATCCATATCGTCGCCCATTGGTTCTTGAGGCGGAATCTGTGCTGCTGGTTGTACTTGTGGAGGAGGTGCAATAAGTCTCATAAATTGTATCTCTAATGCTGCCAGTAATTCAGTTGATTTTCTGTCTAACTCATCTTGTTCAAGATTAGGATTTCTTTGTTTCATACTGTCTGATAATTCTTGTTTTAATCTGATAGGATCAAGGAATCCTCCAAATGATGAAGGTATTTCTTCTGTTTCATTTAATACTTTGATATACTGTGCGTTATGTGATTCAATTACGCTTAATGTTGATTCTGGTATTCCAGGCGTTCTTACTATTGATAATTCTAATATTTCGTCTAGTACAGGTGCGTTTAGGCATTTGGCTTTTACAGCATCACATAGTTCTCGTTGCTCCAATACTGATGCTCCTATTGATACCTGATACTGTTCGTTCTCTAATCTTCTTTGCCATTCAGAGTCAAATACTGTTGCTTCATATTTTACCTGACTTTTCTCCTCATCAAAGGTAAATGTTACCTGACCTATGTGAGTGTCTTTGTCATGCTCTACTCTTAATGGAACTTGTTTACCGTCAAATTTCTTTAGTTCTTCTGTGTCATAAAATACACCGTTTCTTGACTGTCTAGGCATCAATGCAATACCTGCTATTCGTTCTGCCATGCTAATATTCTTCCATAAGTGATATAGAGAAGTATTTAGAACTCCTTAAAGTATATGTGCATATGTTGAACAGTAATACCATTATTGTCTGTACATCTAAAATTTATAAAATCCCCATCAGTGATAACTAAGTGTATTTGCTCACTAAAATCCAATTTTTTTGCTGTTGAAAAGTCTACCCATGTAGAACCTGAATCAAATGTCATTTGTACTGTTTTATTCCCATTATTACCAATACTCATTACACATTCTTTTGGTCTGTAATATACTCGTAAATCTTCAGCAAACCATTCTTCATTTTGTGAAAATGATTGGTTGTTGAGTTCTGCTAAAAATTCTAAATGTGGTCTGGTCATGCCAAGTCTCCTACTCTTTTGCTTGACCAGAACTTGCATGACCAATAGCCAGGCGTTGTTCTGTCTTTTTTCTGTGAGCAGTTGTGTCTAGCCCTAAATGATTTACGTCTTTCAGGATCGTCTCTTTTGATTGACATATTGGGATCTCCGAATCTGACAATGACTACGTTGCCTTGCTTGTTCATTACATATACTGCAAACTTTTTAGGTCCGCCTGATGTTCTAAATGGCTTGTTTAGTTTTACTGTTCTGCCCTGATACTTGGCTTCCTCTACTTTGTCTCCCCAATCATAATTGTCATAATCTTCTTCTAGATCTAAGATTTCTTCTATCTTGTTAATCAATACAACATAATCTTTCTTTCCTTTGATTGTAACTGATTCAGATATGTTCTTTGATTTTGAACCTATGAATGTTGCATTTGATCTTACATTTCTTGATCCTGAACCTGTAACAGTATCTATAGTATGCATACTATTGACTACGCCTTTATAAGATACTGCTTGTGACGTACTCTCGTATGCACTTGCCCTTACGACTATCTGTTCTGAATCTACAGGAAGTCTTGTAGTTCCTCGTAGCTGTATAGTTCCTTGTATGTGCTGAGTTTCTGGAAATGATATTAGTTTCTTTCCTGGCTTGTTAACTTTAGGAGTGACATCTAAGATATAGTCATCTGAGAAACTCAGATACGAATAAGGCATTATCCTATGAATACGTCGCCTGAAAATTCAAACTTTGTTAACAATGGCTCTCTGCTGTCTAGTTTAGGAGTCCAATAAACAAATACCTCTTGTACCTCGTTTGGTTTTAAGGTGTCAGGTATCTCGAATCTTAATTCAGGGTTTGCATTTTCTACTTTGATGTTGTGAACAGACCATTGAGTGTCAGTGTTTTTCATATACATTGTGTATTTGGTAGTTTCTCCTAATGACACTCTGCCTAGATCTACTGATTCTACAAGGTTGTCTGTTTGTTTATCTGTGTAAATCCTAATCATTTTTCAAACCTCGTATAAAGTTTAATATTTCCTCAGTGTTCTTTCTCTTTTCTGCCCTGTCTAGTTCTTCTCTAAGGTTTACCATTTCCAACAGTTTTTCATTAGTGTCATTGTCTTTAACGGAAGTGTTTTCAGGTTCGTCTCTTGTGTCTTGCAACTGATTAGTTGGAGTTACTGACGTTATAGGTGGCTCATCTTCCATGTCATCCTCGTTTATGTTTATGCTGGTGTTGCCAATGAACCACTTTCTTGCCTCTGATCTTTTGATCAGGTTGTCTCTAAATGAGGTAGTGACATCTGCTATGGTTGCCTCTTGTTTCTGAGGTGTCTCAAAGAATAACTGTATGTCCTTTGCTTTTACGTTCTTGCCATGTTTTTGAAGATAAGGAATTACGATTTTCATCTTGATTTGGTTTGCCAATCTTGATTGTATTCTTTTGACTTTTCTTGTCAATACGGAATCTGTACTTTCTGATGCTGCTCTTGCAGTAAATCCTGCGTTGAAGAATTGTAGTGGGAATTTAGATCCTGGCTCTAGCAGGTCTCTTTGTATGTGATCAATGTAACCCTCAAACTTGCTGTTACCTGCTGACTCTATAATCTTGACATCAAACTCCTTATCTGTAACTATCTTTGATCCATGTCTCATCTTCTTTAGTGCATCTGCCTGAGTCTTGATAAACTGCTCTCCTGCATCTGCAAAGTGGAACATTACTGTAGGATCAGCATGACCTTCAAATATCTTTGGCATGGCATCTTCCATCTTCTTCATCTGTATCAATGGAGAATCAAACATCTCTCCTGTATCTGGATTAGTGTAAGTTGATAATACTGAATGGTGCAATCCTCTGCCAAATGGCTCTCTTGCAACGTTGGTTAGTTTGAAATGACATACCTCAGAAGGTCTTAGCTTGATGTCCTGATCATTAACGTGCTGTAAATAGTATTTTACATTACCTTTCTTGTCTCTTACTATGCTTTCAACTGTAGTTACTGGAACCTCTATCCATTCTGAGTAGCTAGGGTCATGTTCAAAGAACATATTGCCACATCCGAGATAAGAATACAGTGCATCTTCTAATTGTTCATCCCAGTTGATTGTTTCAAGCCATTCGTTGACCATATCTGCTACAGATTCCTTTTTTGCAGTTATTTTTAGTCCTTTTCCGAGTATCATTTGGATATATGTCTCGTTTGACAAGTTTAATCTAGGATCTTGGTTAATTGCGTTAATAGTTTCAACAAATGGCCTGTCTGGAGACAGTTCATCTTGATAATCTGACTCATTTACCTCACTTTTGTGATTAAATGCCTCAATAACTCTGATAGAACCCTCATATTTCTCTTTTATTGGTGTGTTTTTGGGTAAAACAGGTGTTTTTGAGTCAGAAACAGCCTTATTTACGGTAAAAATGTCTGCCATGTAGCATTTTGTAGTTGTTTTTGTATAAAGTGAAGTAATT